GATCAGCAGATTTAGTTGTAATATCTACACTAATTAATATTTTCTTACTTGCCATGCTTCAATCTTTTTAGCTGTTCTTTCATTTCACTATAATTACTAACCCCTGCATATTTACCTTTAGCAATATCAATTAATTCATCTTCTCCATACCAATCAGAAGCATTAAGTAAATCTATTATTTGTTTAATCATTGCTTAATTTATTTAAAAGTTCTAAATCACTTACCTCTGTATTAAAGTTTGTTCTTATAGAATTAATACGATAAGCCCTGTTTTGTATTATAAGCTCATCGTTTAATCTATAGTTTGCCAAAACATCAGTAGATAAATATGCTTTTAATTTATATATTCTTTTTTTCTCATTAAATATTCCATTTATATAAGTAGCATAAAACTTCTTAAATAATGAATTTGTTGTTCCTCCATAGTTTTGCAAATTCCATTCGTCAATCTCATCGTCAAAGTTTATTGTAAAAGATGGTGCTGTTGAACTTGTTCCATCTTCATTTGTATTGGATGGTCTATAATATTGTGTTATTTCTGTAGGTGGTGAATCTGAAATCCACTTAATACCAGAGCCTGCAGTCAATCCTGTTTCTTGAACTGCATAAAATATTAATGGTTTTGTAAGTACAGGTTCATAATTACCAGTATTAGGAGTTACGTCTGTGTCAGAGGTAAACTCTCCTGCAGCAGAATATCCCCATAATATATCAGTTAGATATGCTGTGTCTGCAGTATCATAAGGACTGCTTGATGTTAGATTCTTATCAAACAATCTTTCAAACTTCATGTGCTCAAAAGGCACTTCAACTTCATAAACAGTTCCTCTATCAATTCCTTGTGGTCTAACTTCCTCATCACCAAATATATCATTAAACTGCTCTTGATGATTTATAGACAGCAAAGTGCTTGGTTCTTGATAACTAAAATCTATTTCATTATACTCAAAAGCTCTATTTACTTGTAGTCTTGATGTATCTACAAACTTAGTTATATCCCATTCTCCTTCTGATGGATTATTAACTCTATCAGCATAAAACTCATCTAATGTATCTACTTCAATTTTATCAAAATCTGCATCTCCAACATCTTCTACATAATATGCAGTTAGATTAAACATTTTAAATATGCCAGTTAAAAAATCTATAACCTTTAATTTTGGCACATTCTGAGTAATAATAATTTCACTTACTGTAGATATTGAATTGCCAGTACCATTAATATTATAAATAGCATCTTCTTGTCCTGATATTGTTCCATTTGTTATAATAAACTTTGTTAACTCTATTTGTGGTGTAAATGATATTGCTGTATTTGATTCAATAATCCATTTAATTTGATAGTTTACAGGATTAAAACTTTGTACTAATTCAAAAGTAAGTGTTCTACTAGAACCTGCAGCCATAGTTGATTCTTTCAATGTTGTACCACTTACATAATCAATTGCTTTCATTTTAAATGGAATACTTGTGTTACCTCCACTAGTAGTTACAGTTAATGTAGCTTGATAACTTGCGTTTGAATTTTCTACTGTTACAGACCAAGTATCTCCACTTACTGCAAATCCTAAGTCGCCAGAAGAATATCCCCAATCACCACATATTCTACTTAATACTTCTTCTTGGTTTTCATCACCACCTATAGGTCCTTTGTTTCTACTTAACCATAAATATAAATTAGAAAACTCTGTATTATTAAAAAAATCTCTAGTAAACGCAATATTAGATGGATAACCATTTGCAACTGTATATTTATCTTCTATAGCTTCTATAATGGTTAAACATTTTATTGCAGGTTTTAAATCATCAAATGCAAGTCCAATATTGTTTGCTGTTGTATTATAATATAAGTTTCCACTATATTCAGGACTAGATTGTGCTGAATCATAATAAAATCTTTTAGTGTGTGATATTAAAGGATATACTATTTTACCTGAAGACAATCCACTTTGTAATCCTGTCTTAACATTAGAACTGCTATAATCATGTGTATAATCATCTAGCTCAGGTAAATCACCAAGCTCATCATCACCAAGTAAATCTTTTAGATTTATTAAATTGCCATAAAAAACAACTGTATATGAAAAAGGTTTATTGTCTCTTAGCTTTACATTTTCTAATGATATTTTACCTCTTTTAAATGGATTAAAGTCCATTTCCATAATGGCATCTTTTCTAGTTCTAGCATCAAATCCATTATCTATTTCAGATTTATACCAATGCTGAAATATCTTATTGTTTTCTCTTGAAGCTGGAACTGTAAATGTTTCACTAAAATCAGTAAATACCTTTCCTATATCTCTTACATCTTGAATCTTTGATGTTAAAGTAATTGTTTCATCATCAAACATATCAACTCTTCGATAAACATCATCTCCATCTTTTATATATAAAACTATTTTTTGCATTATAGAATATTATTTATCTTATCAAACGCATAGTCAAATTGAACTGTATAAGTAATCAGCTTGTCATTTACCGACTTTTTAAACTGTAATGAATTAGATTTTAGATTTATTGGCAATACATTTGATAAGTCATCAACCCAAACTTGTTCTGCTAACATCTTTTGTCTAACAACCTCATTATAACTTTGAGGATAGAATCCAGTATTCATTGTAATAGATTCTTTTCCATTTGCCATAAATTTCTTTTCTTGATGTTTGCTTAAAGAATAAGAAGGTGTGCCTCCTGAGTTTTCTATATCTAAAATATTATTTTTGAATTTCTCTGATGTTATGTTGATATTTGTAATAGATTTTTTAAAGTACCACAAGTTTTGTAGTGCCCCATATTTATTATAGAATATTACATTTAATGGGCTAAATTTACATTCATTTACTTTTTTCAATGTTATTATTGTGTCTGTATATCCACTTACTGAAGTGTCAAAAGTAACTGTATCGCCATCATTCAATATGGCTGTATCTTCAATAATTATATATTGTATTTTTTGATTAGTATTTCCATTATCAGCAATTTGTATTGGTGTTGTGCCAGAACCCCAAGTAGAATCATTAGTTTCCCAAAAATCATTAGCAGCTTCCCAGTTTATATTAGCACCTGCTGAAGAAGTAAGTGTAACTAATGGTAGAGCTTCTGCAAACACAGGTATTTTTATATCTTGCCCATCAAAATAATAAACATCTGTATTATCTTGTAAAACCATTGGAGTTGTTGTTTCTCTAGGATTTGCTCCATCTTCAAAATATCCATAACCATCTACACCTAAAAAAGTGCTTGTATTTGTGTCTTGACTATTTACTTGAATAATAGTTCCACTTGAATTGTATATAGTAATATCTGCATCTACCCAAACTATATCAGTAGCATAATTATTATATTCTGTTTCTAAATAATCTCTTATAAGTTCACTTAATTCAAATACAACATATGGTTTAGCAAATAATATGTAGTTTTCACCAGAAGCCATAATATCTGCACTTAATGATAATGTAGAATCGCTATCAATAGCAGTAACACTTGCAGTTGTATTGTCTGTAGTGTTCTTTACAAAGCTACCAACTTGTGCTGTAGTATTAAAGTTTTGTGTACTATCTACTAATTTATTTGCAGTAGTTGATGTAGTTGTACCTCTATCTAATTCATCTAATCTTTGGTCTTTGCTTATTGTATATCTTAAGTAAGCACTTGTTCTTTGTGCGTGTGTTCCAGTCCAAATATATAATTGTAATTTTACAGAATCTAAATCTGCATTAGATACTTTAAAATAATATGGACTTCTTGTGTTTATTACTGTACTCATTATATTTTTCTTGTAAATGTTTCTCCTGATTTATCCCATCCTAGTAAAACCAATATATCATCTAAATTAAGAGATATGTCTTTTGTTATACTCGGTATTATTCCAAAAACCTTATCAGATTGTTTATCTAATAATTTTCTTAAAAATCCTGTTCCTTGAATACCATATCTATCTATCTTTCTTTTCATGTATTCAGCAACTTTTTTTTTGTTCTTTATTTTTTCTAATTTAACGGGTTTTTTATTAATCCATTTTTCTAAACCTGAAACTGTAGCTTTTACTTTATCTGGTCCTGCTCCTTCATCAAGTATTTCTCCATAAGCATTACCAACTATTCTATACGATTGAGTTGCTGCAAATCCCGTTTCATTTACTACATTTTTAAGTTTCTTCACTAATCTTAGGCTATTTCTTAAATCTCCACTAGAATCTAATGGTGAATTTATAGTTCTATTTCCAAATAACTTACTTCTATATGTTCTTGTTTGTGGTCTTAGTATTTCTTGTCTAGTCAATACAATCAACCTTCTTACATAATTGGTTAAAAAAACCTCAGTATTTCTTAGTTTTAAACTCATTAGCAAGGTGATTGTCCGTTAGCATTAATATCTGATATTTGATTGTTTGGCACTATTACATCAAAATCCATTGACCATCCAGCAAGTAAATTTTCAAATCTATCTTCAAACATATCTGCTGTAAAATCACTATCTACTTGAAATAAATCTGTGAATAATTCTCCTCTTCTTAATGAACTTTGTAAACCATTGATTACAAAAAACATTGTGTTCAATATATCTTGTTTATTATTTATGCCATGAAAATAATTGTCTTGATTTTTAATATCTTCATTAGTATCATGCACGACATCCATACAAATTACTTGTAGATTAAATACAACTACATGTTCTTGAAATGTACAGTTGTTTACTATAATATGTGCTAAAGGAAAAATACTTTGTTTTGCTAAATCTACTTCAAATATATCTCCTGATGTAACTGTATTAATATTAGAATTACCTTGAAGATATGTTTTTAAAGTGTCTAATATGTCGTAAAATGTTGTCATGTCTTATATGCCTTTTTTATTTCTTGATTCTCTATCTCTATTTTTTCTTTCTCAAATGCCAAATAATTTAAACATTGGAAAAGTGGTAGCTTGGTAATCCTATCGAACTGTAGGACATTTCCTTTAGCAAGTGCATAGATTGATTGATACCAACCCCACTTTTTTGCAAATGTTGCTCTAGCTGATAAATCTGTGAACTCGTGAGATTCTTCTCCATATATTTCGGTATAGCTCCCAGTAACGCTTTCCCTAAATCGTAAAAAAAAACCATTGAACTTATTACTACATTCATTGGCATTTCTTTCATTATCTCTTGTATTTCTTCCTTGACTTCATAAGGTGCTATTCCGTATTTATTGCCTAGCTTAAAATTAACTGGCCTGTATAATACAGCCATCGCTTTATGCATTTTTTGCCAATCAGAAATGTTATTTTCAATATCGACATACTCGCCTAAACTAATATCATCTAACTTTGGTATAAATCCCATATCCACACCTTCTAACTCGAATCTTTGTACTAGCTTAGGTTTCTCTTCAAATGCTTTGTTTAGTATGTCTAATATCTTCTTATATCCTCTTACAGATATTTTAGAAACATCCTTTAAACTAACGTCACAAAATATCTCAACAAGTTTCATATTTAAAAAGTTTACAAGCTCATCTGTTTCTTCAGCGTCTTTGTGAGAATCCACAATTTTCATGTACTTTTGATATTGCCATAATTTAATATCTTCAAGAGCTGCAGGTACTTCTAGTTCAATTCTTTTTCTTGCCATATAATAATTAATAATTTACTTAAACTTTGTATCTCAATATACTCACCTGAATATATGTCAGGTAGAATATGTTATTATTTATGTATGTTACATATATGTTATACACTATGCATGTAATACACTATGTATATTATACACTATGCTTATATAACACTATGTATATATATATATAATATATATGTTCTGACTAATTGTCACTAGCGTTATATTTTTTATAGTAGTGAACATATAATTCATATATCTTTTCACTCCATTCTTTTTTGCCATAAGCAACAGGACTTCTGGTTATATTACCATTATTGTTTACTTCAACATAGTATTCTTTATCGTTCTTTGGCACAGCATAAACCTTGATTCCTTTATCTACACAAAATGCAATCGCATTTATTGAATGTGCCAGATTGGTATAGTATAAAGTAGAAATCTTTTTACTCATTAGATTCATAAAGGTATTGAATTCATATTGAATTGACAAGTGTCAGATGGAAACTATGATTTGTAGAGAGAGTAGGGTAATAAAGGATACAAGATTGAAAACAGGCATACTCAATAAATATAAGCGTTTCTAAGGCGTTATACTAAAAAAGTGGACTATATATATAGAATTAAACTAATATGCTCTTAAATCGCACAAAAAGTGGCTTAAATTGTGTCTTTTGGGTAGAATTTAGAGGAATAATAAAAAAAAATAGTTTAATTAATCTTTTATCTCTGATAATCAACTATTTAAATAAAAACAAAAAAAAAGAGGGTTTAAAAAACCCCCTCTAAATATTAATAAACTTTAATTAATTTTTAATTACTATATCTCAATTAAATTATGCTCTTGAATTATTGCACGGCTTAAAATGTTTGCTATGTCTTTAATCTTTTGACTATGCTCGGCAACTTTACTAAAATTTAGATTTTGTCCTAAAAATTGTGATTTAGTTATAATTAATATACCATGTACTTTGTTAAATTCTCTAAATGTATCGTAAAGAGTTTTAATTTGATTTATCCATATTAACGGCTTTCTTGCTTTGATTAACTTTTGCTCAAAGTATTTTAATTGATTATAAACGTAATTTAATTCAATTTGTGTTATTCTATGAATTTTTATTCCTTTTTTCTGTGCTTCCCACATTAAGAGGTTAATATGCTTTGATGTTGTCATAGAATAACCAATATCATTAATAATTAAGTTTTGTTTGTCTATAAAATGCCCAAGTATATAATGATACCCATAAGAATAAATTCTGTCATATTCATAAAATAAACTATTAACCTGTCCGTGTGTTTTGTCATCTTGATTAAGATAACTTTGTATAAGTGTTTCGTTTGTTTTCATATTATTTAAATTTAAATTGTCTTATTGTTTTTATTTTCTTTGATGGGCAAATGCTAACTAATTTTGTAACATTATAACCCCTACATGTATAACTTTTGTCTGTTCGTTCTGTTCCTCCTAAATTCCTGAAAAAATTTAATGTATCATTACTTATGATATTTTCATATTGTTTTTTTGTAATTTGTTCGGTTTCTGTTTTTCTTTTTTGCCAATTCTTAAGTGGCTTGATGTAATTTGTTTTTGTCATTAATATTTCCATTGTTTTAATTTTTAGAGTTCGATACTGAAAAAAATAGTAAATACAAAGGCACTTAAATAAATAAATAGCTTTATAAATCTATCACTTAGTATAATTTTTGTAAATAGGTTTTTTAATTGTTTCATGTTTTTGTTTTTAAATTATATTCAAATGTATATAAATATTTCCAACTGACAAAATAAAATTATAAATATTTTTTTTATATGTTTGATAATTGGGTTAATTGCATTTTATAAAAAATATGCCAAAAAATACCCCCATCGAATTGCTATTGAATTGACAGGGGTAAAAACCAAACATGAAAAAATACTATTAAATTTACATATATTGAATTAACAATTTAGATAATCGTGATTATGAATTACTTTCATTTTTATCTCACCATCAGGATGTAGTGTATAAATCATTTTAAGCGATTCTAACAACACTTCTAACTCTTGTTGAGTAATTGTATAACCAAAGACCTCTAACCTCGCTAAAACCTCACTATTTTCTTTCTCCTCTCCTTTTATTTGCCAATGAGATGATATTTCAATTAATACATCATTTTCTAATGTATTAATATTTTCTCTTGGTGTGGATATTAAATTTCTATTGTACTCTTTTAAATTCTTAATTATTGTTTTCATTATTTATTAAATTCATATATTGTATATTTCTGTTTCTTCTATATTGTTTTATAGTCCACTCAACACTTCTATCCGTGTTGAATTCTTTAGTATACTCATCACTATTAAATTCTTTAATATGAAAAGTATATTTATACATTTTGCTTTCTGTATTCGTGTTCTAAATTAGTATGGTAAACCTCAAGTTTAGCTTCTAATTCTTTTATTCTGTTTTCATATTCTACATTCTTTTCTGTGGCATTATGCAGAAGTTGTCTAAGGTGGTTTATTTCCACTCTTACAATATCAGGAGTTCGTGTCATTGATTTCTGTTTTACTATTTAAAAATTCTATTGTGCCAAAGATAAAATCTTCTTTAGCTTCTTTACTTTCAAAACTTGTTGGTATTCTTAACCAATACTGAGTTTTGTCTGTCGTAAAAAACGACATTAATATTTTGCCTAATGTTCTCATATTCTTTGTTGTCTGCGTTGAAATTCATATCTAAGAGCATGAAGATAATCTATATCTTTTCTATTGTAACTACAATATTTGATAGCATCCTCAGCTTCAATCAGGTGGTCCATTAAATCACCTAATTCCATTTCTTTTAATTCATCTAATGTTTTCATTCTGTTTCTTTTAAATGTCTTACTAATCTGTTTAAACCATCGCAAACACCTTTATATTCAGAATAAGTGTTACTATCGTTTACCCACTCATTATCTGCTTTTATGTCTTGGCAGATATTAATTATTCTTTCTATTGTTAAATTCATTTCTTTTTCTTTTTAAATGTTTCATCAATCAATTGGATGTTTTTCTTTGCTATCCAATCAAAGTCGTTACGATGAAAATATCTGTTATCATCGTATCTTTTTAAGGTTGCTTTTAAATTTGCTTTTTTCATTTTCTTTGTTTTAAATTGTTGGAACATATGAATATTCTTTAATGGTTGTAAACAAACTGCCACCATCATTTCCCTCATCATCCATACTTGGGTACATCCAAAATTGTTCTCCATTTGGTTTCTTCATTAAAAGACATAATGGGCTTTTATACCACATATTATCTTCTAATTCGTTTTTAGTCATGTATTCGACTTTCATTATTCTTGCACCTCTTAAATGTTTATTGGCGAGTGCAGTCCAATGTTCTTCTACGTTTTCAATTGTTTTCATAATAATTGTTTTAATGTTTATACAATACTATACATTCCACATGACATATCCAAATAAAAAATATAAAAAATTAAATATACCTCTGTAAATTATTTTACAAAATAGCTACCATGAGGCACAGAACGAGTTAATAAATATTGAATTGAATATCTACTTCCATCAATAGCATGGTTAAAATTATCTTGTGGTATAGCACCTGTAAGTTTCCATGAATAGTTATTAAATTCACGAATTAAATTAACACTTGAATTGTCAATTATAATATTATAATCTTGCATTAAACTAATTCCTGTGAGTATACTTCCTTTCTTTTTTATTGTCGGCACTATATTTAAACCTTTTACTTTTAATTCAGCCAAAAGTCTTGGTTCACTATTATCAGCTACGATTAAATTCTTGCCACAACATCTGATACATAAATCAAATATTTGACTTGTTGTTAATCCTGTTTTATAAAAGTGTTCCTTTAACCAAATAATTTTTCTAGTTTTATCAATGGCAACTTCAACTAAAGCTGAGGGGTCTACACTAAAACCAAAGTCTAAACCAAATATTGAATCTATATCCTTATTGAATTTACCCATATTCCAATGAGTAAATATAACTCCCTCTGCTCTCTGCAACCATCCACCCATTATTTGATGCTTATATTTCTCAGGTCTTCTAACTTTCATATCCTCTATTTGTGCTACAAACGATTCAGATAAATGTTCTTTGTTATCTAAGTATGTAGTATGAATATAAGTTATATCATTCATATTACCATTAAATCCATCAGGGATGCCTCTATTCTGAAAAAACCTTTGATATATCCAATTCTCTTTTGTAGTAGGGTTTAGAATTAATATACATCTATTCGGCACTTCTTTTGCCCTAATACTAAAATCTATTTTATCAAAACTCTCTTCATCTGTTAATTCCTCTGCTTCATCTAATACAAATGTAGATACCCCTTGAATTGACTTTAGCTTTGCAGTTTGGTCTCCACTACTTGTTCTAATACCACTAAAGTATATTGAACTGCCTGTTAAATTGTTTATAATTTCTGTTTTAGTTATTGTAAATTGTTGAGCAATACCCATTAATTCTAGCTTCTCAATAAATTCAGGTATAATTGACATACCTGCTGAAGTCATCGTAAAACGAGTAAACAATATCCTGTGTCCTTTTTCAAAGGTTAGTAATACTAAAAAGGTATTGACTGCAAATGATTTCCCACTACCACGACCCCCCGTAACTACAAAATATCTATTCTTTGAATTGAATAGAGCTTGATATTTTTTATTTAGATTCAGATTCCTCATCTATTTCTGCTTCAATATCAATAGTATCTTCTTTTTTATCTAAGAAATTAATAACAGGAATGTTTACTTCTGTTTTAATATCCATTTCTTTTCTTTCTTTTGGTTTGCCATATTTATACTCCCAAAGTAATCTCATGTGAGGGAAACTTTCCTTTGACATCTTGGCAAGTTCTAACCATGCTTTTTCTTCACTACCAAATACTTTCTTCATACTCTGTAAAGCAAAACTACTTAACTTCTTTTCAGTCGCTTTAGGTTTTCTTCCTTGACCTCTTGAGATGCCTTTGACTGCACCATTGTTTTTGCGACCATCAGGTTTCTTTTTATTGTCTTCTAATTCTTCCATTGATTTTTACTTATTAATTGTGATATAATTGAATAGTTTCCTAAGTCTTGAAACGTATCAACTAGCGATTCATTATTGGCTTTTCGATTCTTAATGATTAAGTTTTTCCAACGACTTATCTTGTCATTCATTCTAAACCATAATCCAGATAATGCAAACTTTTTGCCCTCTTCTGTATCTAAGTCAGCTCCTGTACTTATATTACTTATACCATAATCTAATTGCTTTTTACAGAATAATTCAAACTGCTCTAGCATAATAGATTCATAATTCTTATACAAATTAGGAGATTCTTTTTGTAATAATTTTCTATACGTATTTTTCATACTTTAATTTATATATTAATATTTCTATATCTTGAATTTCTTTTAGTAGTTTTCTCATATCTTCTGGAACTATCCTTTGTCTATTATGTAAATTAGAACTTTTTTTATAAGAACCATTCCTAATTATAAACTGACATAAATTATTTTTATACTCAGTATAATATTCTATGTTTTCAATCTCTACATTCAAGAACTCGAAGGGATGACTTGTACTCATTAATTGCTTTTAATATACCACTACAACACTCATATTCTTCTTGTTGTTCGTAGTGCTGTAAAATTATAACCACATCGGTTAGTGTTGTTGTGTGCGTTTGTAAACATAACAAAGTATCTTCATAACACGCATCCTTGTCTAAATATACCATCTTTCATAAAGTTTCTATAACTAAGTAATCATTTAAGTCGAAATCATTTTTAATATATCTCTCATAAACATTTATTGCCATATCTACTTTCTGTTCTCCACTATAATAAAAATCCTCACTTACATCAAATATACCAATTTCATTTGTAGGAGTTTTATCAATAGTTATGTATCTAAAATCTTTATATGATTTGCCAAACAAATTACAATATATGAAACATTGACTATCATAATTCCATGCCTTTGCACTATACTTAAATTTATTTAAATCACTTGTACTCTTTAAATCTATTAGTAAACTACCTAAAGCATCAGCTTTTGCTCTAAATGGATAATCCATTAAGTAATTTATTTGTGGTACTTCAAAATCACAATCAGCTATTAAATCTCTAGCATCAGGACAATTATAAAATCTATCTCTCATCTGTAATGCTTTATCCCTATCTCGAATTGTAAAGACATCCCACCTTTCAGTTTTGGCAAGTTTATATTCTTTGTTTGCTTTAGTTTTTACATCTAAGAACAAACACTCATTAAATTTATCTTCTTCTAATATACTTGCATGAAATAAATAACCTTGTGCAAGGGCATCAGATTCAGTAGGTAAATCATCTTGTTTCTTATATTCTCTAGGAGACTTTAGTAATTGGCTTATTGCACTACTAGATAAACATGCCTTAGATAAATAACCATAATAGAATTTATCTTGTATTGCTTTTTCTACAAGTTCGTTTCTGTCCCAAACTTCACCATCTAATGTTGTAAATAAATCTTTCATTTGCAATCGTAATTATAAGTTTGTGTGTAATCTAATTCCCAACAATCACCAGATATATAGTAATCGTAAACTTCATTGTTGCCATTTATACAAACAAAAACATATCTAACGTAATTGTCTCCATACTCTACATGGTGTGGGTCTAATCTAGGTGGCGAAGGATAGTAACTTAAATCACAATTCTCCTTTGTACAACTTTGTATAAACATAATTAATAGTATTAAAATTATTCTCATTGTTTCTTTGTTTGAAACAAATTAAATAATAATTAATTAATTATGCAAGTTTAGTTGAATTTCTTTTTCCAAATATCCATAGCTACTGCATATCTTTGCTTAGGGTCAGGATATTCTATAATCATCTTGGCATTATTCATAAATCTGCCTAAGAAGTTTTCTTTTTGCTCGTATCGTTTTGGTTTAAGTAATGGCATATATAAATAATAAATAAGTATATAATTGTTTAAAATCTACATTTTTTACATTCCCACTTCTCGCCTAGCTTATTTATGTAGTGTTTAAAATCGTATTGTTCAGAATAATAAATCCATTTTTTATCATAATAAATTGCAGTTACTTTACAATTTTCTAATGGTATGTTTTCCTCATCACTTTCGTAATCATGTTCGACTTTTAGTACAATAGATTTTTTTGTATGCCATGAATCACAAATCCTTTCAAGTAAAAGTCTTTGACCTGTTGGTATCTTTTTAAATTTATACTTAACCTCTATTAGAATTAATATATCATTGTCAAATTCTAAAACTGCATCAATATCTGAAGGATGCATTTTGCCATTTTGAACACCTGTAAAATCTATTACTTGTCTTACTTTCTTTCTATTTCTAATAAGACTACTCATCTAAGTATTCAAGATATACTCTATGCAATTTATTGTGTAATTCTTTTTTAAAGCATGAACCACAACTTGTCATCTTTTTGTTTTGGTGAAAAACTCTATTGAATATGCTTAAAAGTTTCTTTTGTGTTTGTGGATGCACAGTAGATTTATTTGCCTTAAAATATTTATCTAAATACTCAAACTCATCTTCTGTTAAACACTCAGGTTTGTAATAAGGGAATAAATAATTTAGCTTTTCCTTTCTGTCATCACATCCACAATCTTCTCCTAATACCCATTTAGCTACTTTATCAATTCCTGTTTTTTTGAACACCTTTTCTAGTGTATCTCCTAGACCTTTACTTTTTGTATCTTTGATACTCTTTTTTGGCTCTTTTTCTAATTTTTTCTTTGGCATTAGTTAATGTATTAAATATTGAACTTAAACTTATTTTTGTTTCTTTACTTATGTCTCTCATACTCATTTTGGTATTAAAATATAACTTAGTCATTTTTTTATCATACCAATACCAACTATCAATCTCATCATCAATTACATCAAACAACTTGTCTAATTTAATCTTTTTTTCGTAATTGTCAATTAAATTATTGTAATCTTCTATATGGTCTTCATATAATTTATGTAAATCATCTCTGTTGAATTCACTAAATAAATATATTTTTTTATTCTTAACTGCTTTACCAAACTGCAAAAACTTACTATAAAATATATTTCTAAGTGTAATATAAATGTAAAATGTATTTATTTCTTTATCATTATACATAATCTTATTTACATCTTTAACGTAATCATGCATTCTTAAATACATCTCTTGAACTATTTCATTGGCATCTTCATTACTAATTTTGAAACTACTAGCCATACGAATCCATTCATTATGTCTCTTTGCCAAAATATTAAGTATTTTAGACATTAAGAATCGTTTTAATTTGTTCAAGACTATTGCAAACATGATAGTTGCCTTTCCATTCTTTTTGGAATTCAACTTCATCTGGTGTAAGTTTCTGTTGAGATTTAGATTTATTACCATCTTTTAATTCTATAAGATAGTTATGATTATTAAATCCAATAATAATATCTGGTGCACCTTTGCCGAGCTGATGTGTGTGTAAAACAGAGCAACCAATATCTCTTAGTTTGGCAACTATTTCTTTTTGGTTAGCATCTACTCTTGCTCTTCTTCGCATCGAAACTTATCTATTTCTTCAAATGGTGTTTCATTATGAAAAAAATATCTCGATGATTTTCTATCGAAAGTTATGCCATGTATTTCTTGTGGATAACCTACGAGTTTTTGTTTCTTTATTTTTTGACTGCCAAATATTACAGATGTATCTGAAAAATCAACTGCTCTATTAGGTCGCCAAACAAATAATACATTGTCGGCTTTATCTGAAAATGTTCCCCCACCTTTAATTCTATTTAAATCAGGTTTATAATATTTATTATTATCATCTTTTTGAGGTGTAACTTGGTGTGCAACTAAATGAATTGATATTTTATTCTCAATTGCAAATCTTTTTAACTCACTCATAAATCTACTGATATACAAATCTTCTCTCTCTCCATACTGCATCCTATGTTGAATTGTATTGTAAGGGTCGATTATCAAAGAACGTATGCCTTTTGACTTGACTAAAAACTTAGCCCTTTCAAATATATCTTCTAATTTATAACTTTTTTTTGGATATATTATAAAAAAGTGACGTTTCATAAATTCCATACCCTCTTTGAACTCATCTTCACTCATATAATTACTTTCAAAGTATGGGTCTGCTGATTTGCCGATATACGTTTCAATCAAATCATTATAAAAATCATTTATTGGCATATTCTCAGGTGAAAACACTCCAAACTTCCAACCATCATAAACTGCTTTTAATAATGCCAATTGATTAAGAAACATACTTTTACCTTCATTTTGGTATCCTGTCCATATATTCAATTCACCATTTCGCCAAGTCCATGCTGAATCTACACTTGGTATATAAGTTGTAGTACCCCTTTCCTGACCATTTCTATAACCATCTAACATTGAATCATATATATCATCAATGCCAAATATACCTTCAACTTTAGGGTCTGTGGCATGTCTTACTCTATCTTTCAATGCTTCAATACCTTCAGACAATAATAATTCATTGGCATCTTTATAAGGCTTGAAACTAACTATCTTACATTTTTCAGCACCAAATCTTCTAACTAACTCTTCTTGTAAATATCTACCATTATCATCCTCATCGACTGCCACATATATTCTATTAGCTTGGTCAAATACTTCATAACAACCAGATATACATTCTAACTTTTTATCTAGGTTTTTATCATTTACGTTAGGAGCACCCATATTTACAGATGTATGCCAAGTAATGCCAGCTACCTCCCAACTCAATGAATCTAATTCTCCTTCACAAATGATAATTAATTTTTCATTGGCAACCCTATCATAATTGTATATAATTGGCAAACCATTACGACTTTGTGTAAAGAATTTATCATTTATACCTCTAGTTTTATAATTTATAAGTTCATTGTTTCTAAAATATGGAAAAACAATACTTTTGCCATCCTTTGAACTTACTATCTTATTTGTTTCTATGACCTCATCTGTTATACCTCTTTTGTTTAAGAACTTCCTTGCTCTTTGATTTAGCTTCTTTAAGTTGTTCTTTACAGGCTTTTGGTAAACTTTATTCTCGGGCATAAAATATTTCTTTTTTACAGAACCCTTCCAGCTACATTTATGACAAAGAAATTGACCTGTTTCTAAGTTTATACTTAAACAAGGGTCTTTATAGTTTTCTTTGCCAATCTTATAGCAATTAGGACACTTTACTTTTTGTTGAGCATGGTCGCTCTTTGGCAATATACCAATTTTTTCAAACTCTGTTTTCATTGTTGTTATGTATTACACTATGTATATATATACTATGTTATATATTTAATTTATATATAACATGTTATATTACATGGAACTGACAAGCCTGGCATTTGGGCTAATAAATATTTTTCTTTGTTTTCCATGATTGCCAATACTTTTAGTTTCTCTTCTTATATAATCTTTGTCTTCTAGCTTTTTTAATATTCTGTATAAAGTTCTGTCGTTGAGCTTCAATGTATTACAAATCGATTGATTAGAAGCATAACAGTAATCTTTTTTAACTGCCAATGCTTGAATATGCGATAAAACGACTGCTTCCTGTATAGATAAATTTGTATTCATAAATGATAAGTTAATATTAATATAATTTTTCATTGTCTTA